AGGAAGACGGCGGGCCATACGAGCCCCCAACGCCCGAAGAGGTCGACGGCATTGCCATCATCCACATTCACGGCCCCCTGGGCAAGATGCTCACCGATTGGGAGCTGATGTTCGGAATGACGGATTATGACAACATTGCCACCCAATTGGCCGAGGCAGATGCCAACCCAAACGTCAGCGCCATCTTGCTGCACATTGACAGCCCTGGCGGCACCATTACGGGATTGCCAGAGCTTGCCGCCAAAATGCGCCGCGTTGAAAAACCGCTTGTGGCCTACACGGAAGGCACTGCTGCAAGCGCAGCCTACTGGATAGCCAGCCAAGCCGACAGTGTATTGCTCAGCCAGAGCGCCGAGGTGGGCAGTGTGGGCGTTTATATCGCGCTTCTAGACCAGAGCGAATACCTGCGCAACCAGGGCTTGCGCGTCAACGCCATCGCCGCTGGCGACAACAAGCTTGATTACGCCGACTTTAAGCCGTTGAGCGATGAGGCACGCGAGCGCCTGCAAGCCAACGTCAACAAATGGCACGAGCGATTTAAGGCAGACATCAACATCAAGCGCAGCGTGCCAGACCAATCAATGACCGGCCAGGTTTATGAGGGCATGGAAGCCATTGAGGCTGGCCTCGCAGATGGTGTGGTGGACGACATCAACGATGTCATCGCGCTAATGACTAACCTTTAAACAATCACCAATAGAACCAATGAAAACCATCCTTGATTTAGTAAAAGCCAACGTCGAGCTGACCAGCCTATCAGGCAAACTGGAAGCCGCCACCGAGGCAAACAAAACCTTACAGGCAGAGATTGAAGGCGCGGCAGCAAGCCACGCCGAAGAAGTTGCCAAACTAGGCGCACAACACGCCGAAGACATTGAAGCACTTGAAAGCAAAATCAAGTTGCTTGAAGAAGCAAATTTACTTCTTGAGGAGGCACAACAGAGCGCCGCCGACAAGGCCGTTGAAATTGCGGCCAGCGTAGGCGTTGAAGCCCCAGTTGAGGAAGCAACCGAAGAGCCGGCACCCGAAGCAAACATGGACACCCTTTGGCATCAATACAATGCCATTGAAGACCGCCAAGAGCGCCGCGCTTTCTACCTCAAACACATCAAAGAAAGACTCTAATAAATGGCCAATACACTTGGAGGCATTAACATTGCCCAAATCAGCGAGCAAAGTCTCGACTATCTCTCAACTCAGTTCCACCCGCTCCGCGCATTTTCTCGCGACTTCAGCGACGACATCAGCGGCGCCGGCGAATCTGTGACCACCCGCGTCCCATCCAGCATGACCGCCAGCGACTTGTCGACCGGTTACGCTGCCACGGACGTCACATCCACCGCCATCACCGTAACCTTGAACAAATTCAAGGGCTACAGCATGGCGTTTACTGACATGGAAGTGTCCAAGGCTGGCAATTTTGATTGGTTGTCCAGCGTGTTCTTGGCGCCTGCTCTGGAAGTCACCCTTGACGCTGTAATGGACGACTTGCTCGCCCTAGTGCTAAACGCTAACTTCAGCGCCAACGAGGTCATCACTGCCGCCAATTTCGATTTAGACGAAGTGGCCGACCTGGCAGCGGATTTGACCACCGCAAAATGTCCAAAATCCGACCGAGCACTGGTGTTGCCAAGTTCTTACTATGCCTCACTTGCTAAGGACAATTTGGTCCAAGACGCATCGGCATACGGTAACGCTGGGCCAATCCAAGACAACATTGTCCAAAAGGCGCACGGTTTCAGCATTTACGAATACACCGGCATTCCAACCAACAGCGAGAACCTTGCCGCCATCGCGCTGCATCCATCTGCGCTGTGTTTGGCCGCTCGCCAGCCTGCCGCGCCTGCTGATGGCAGTGTGCAGGTTTCCGACATTGTTGACCCATCCACTGGGCTGCCTATCCAGCTCCGCACCTGGTATGACAACACCGCCGGCAAACACTACTTGTCCATGGGTGTTCTTTACGGTGTTGCAGTTGGCAACGGTGCCGCACTGAAGCGCATCAAGTCTGCTTAATAGTATGGCAAACACTGTCCAAGGGGTTTACTTAGAAGCCGTGAGCGAGCAGATGCTTGATTTGCTCTCAAGCAACTTCTTTGCATTCTCCTTGGTCAGTCGCAACTTCTCAACCGAAGTCAGGGAGCGCGGAGACCGCACAGTGACCCGCGTTCCCTCTTCGGTCACAGTTAAGGATTTGTCCACTGGCTACAGCGCCAGCGATGTGACGAGCACGGCCATTGAGATTGAACTGAACAAGTTCAAGGGCTTCTCGATGGCTTTTACTGATTTCGAGATTTCAAAACTCAAGAGCCCAACAATACTAGAGCGCACGTTTTTGCGCCCTGCAATAGATGCCACGGCAAAAGCAGTAGCCGACGATTTGCTTGGGCTTATCACGCCTGGCAACTTCAGCGCCTCCCAAGTCAGGACTGCCGCAAATTACGACAGTGATGACTTGGCAGACGCCGCCAGCACATTAACCACAAACGGTTGCCCACGGTCATTGAGGACCGTCATGCTCAATCCGTCTTACACAGCAAGCCTGTCGAAAGATGGTGGCATCATTGATGCCAGTGCCTATGGCACAGCGCAGCCAATCCAAGATGGCGAGTTGTCCACTATCCACGGTTTTGGTGTGGCCGAGTATCAAGACATACCGACCGGCAACAACTTGCAGGGTTTTTACTGCCACCCAAGCGCGCTATGTATAGCAGCGCGGCAAATAGCCCGCCCGCTCTATGGCAACACAGAAGTCATCGACAACATAGAGCCAAGGACGGGCCTGCCATTCCAAACGCGCAAATTTTATAACCCAACCCTGGGCAAATGGTTTCTAACCGTTGGCATCCTCTACGGGTGTTCAGTTGGCAACCAAAACGCACTTATCAGAATCACCGACCAATAAAAACCATGATATTCAAGACATCGTTCACAATAGGATTTTTGCCTGATGGCTCACCTGAGCTGATTGCTATGGGAGACGCCGACACATGCAAGGCCGCTTTTATCGCTGAGCGCGAAAACCCGTCCGGTAAATATTCGGGCGTTAGCGTTTACCGAAAGCCGCCCTACTGGAAGCGCGCCGACCTCAAGATTGACGCCACCAAGCCAAAAGCCAAGGCCAAGAAAAAGGCAGGCGCCTAATTTGCTGCATCCGTTCGCTAGGTCACCACACCCACACCCAGGCGCGGCGGGCAACTGCTCGCCTGGGTTTTTTAAATGGCCAATAATCGCATCATAAACACGCGCAGCGGTTGGTTATATGAGACCGCATTGCACGCCACGCCAACCACGTTCACAACGATTGGTGAGGGCGGCACGTTTGGCGCGGGCAACGTCATCATCCGCGTGACCGCTGATGCTGCGCAATATGATGCGGCAGCCTACACAGTGCAGCGCACCAACGAAAGCGGTGATTGGGAAGACGTTTACACCATAAGCTTAAACGTGCCAGATGGGCGAGGCATCACGCGCACCGACTGCTTCCATAGCGTATCGCATAGCCACCCAACGCCACACACCAATTTTCAAAACCAATACATCGTCGACCAAGGCCATCATCGTTCGCGGTTTTTATACGAGCAACAAGTGGACCTGGAGCGCACCGCCGGCAGCGTGTTTGACTACCATGGCAACGTATTGCGATGCGTCGAGAGCGGCAACACCGAAACCAAAGAGCTCGAAGAAGGTGGCATCTTGGAAGGCTACGACCTGACGTTGACCACTAACCGCAAGCAGTGGGCTGATGTTGGCATCAAGCCGATTGTGGGCGCCACGCTGACCAAAGGCGGCAAACGGTTCAAGATTCAGCAAGTGTTGACCAACGACGCGAGCTTTGAGCTTGGGCTAATGAAAAAGCAATGATTCCAGGCACCAAGACAACGTTCGCCATGGACATGGCTGATTTCAACCGCGTGCTGCTCAAGTATCAATCACTCTCAAGCCGCACCTGGGTCGAATCAGTAAATCAACGCGCCGCAAACCTGGCCATGAAGGCCGCACGCTACACCCCAAGCGCCAAGGCCAGCAACGTGCGCGCAGAGATGCAAGGCTCTTCACGCGTAGCGCCAGGCGCACCATTGGCCGCAATCTTGACCAATTACAACCGAGGCAAAAGAGGCAAGAAAGGCTTGTCAGGGCGCCCAATGCAGCGGTCAGAGCGGCGCGCTGTGCGTTATCGCACCAAAGGCACCAACTTTTTAAAGAGTGCCTGGTATGGCTGCATTGCCGACCTAAAGCCATACATCAAGGCCATTAGAGTGCCGCGCAACAAGAAAGGCTTCAGCCTTAAAGGCAGCGCCAAGCCAGAGCGCAGAAGCAACCCAGTAAATCCTCAAGCCAGCATCACACATGGCGTTTGGTATGGCAGCACAATAAATGGGCTCAAGGCCGCACTGCAAAAAGCCATAAGCGTTGAGCGCAAAGACATGCTGACTTACATCAGGCGCAAAATGGGCAAAGACTGGCAAGCAACAAAGCGATGAGTTACCGCAAGCAGACAGAGGAAGCGTTCAAGGCATACCTGCAAGACCAGGTTGGCGTGCCGGTTTACGCTGGCACCAATGACACCATCAAGGCCATGCCTTGCGTTGTGGTGGCATTTGTGGGCGCCAGCCAGAACCCGCCCAACACCGGCAACATGGATGTGACATTGACCATCAGCGTGCAGAGCGAGATTGACGAAGATGGGCAACCTAATGCGCTTGATGTTCATGACGAGATTTTAAGCGCAGTTGAAGATTCATTATTTTGGCCAAGCTTACAGGCTATCAACACCACTGCCACCGATTTACATGTTTTTGGAGTCAGCGAGCACAGCGGCATTGAGCGCGATGTTGAAGGCACTATTTTGCGCGAATCAATCACGCTTACCATACCAGCGGCACTAGGAAACTTTTAAACCTTAACAGAAAGATAAAACACCATGGCACTTTTGACACGAGGAACGCCGGTCACATACGGCACAAATGACATAACAGGCAGCAACACCACAGGTGTTGTGACGCTTCGCATTGTTGATGATTCAAGCGGCTCAGATGTGGACAAGTTTGTTGGCGAAATGTATGCAAGCGAAGTTCGCTTGAGCTATGAGGCCGACACGAACCAAGCATTATCAAGCAATGGTGAAGTTGTGAGCCATTGCACTTATAACCAGCGCAAGGTGCTGAATCTGACTGGCATTATTTTAGCCAATGCAAACGCAGCATCAGTGCCTTCTGGCACGGATGAAAACCTAGCCAAGGCAAACAGCATGTTTAGCACTGCTTTCACGGCAGGCATGAAACTGGATGTCAGTTATGCTGATTGGGCAGAAGTGAACTCTGCGAATGCTGATGCTGGCTTAATATCACAGCACAACACAGCGCACACAACAGGCGGCCTTGGCAACTTCACAATCACGAGTGCCGAAAAGACACGCTCCAACAACGCCTATGCCGAATGGTCAATCTCAGCCATTGAATACCTCAACGTAGTTCACGGCGGCAGTGACACATCAGCAAACTGATGTCTGACACTTGGGCAGCAACTTGCGCACCTGGTCACAGCTATGTGGCCGGCGTCAAGTTGCGCCCTTTTGCCTATGGTCACGCGCTGTTGATGCAGCGCCTTGGACTGTTTGAAGTGCTGACACCGCTTGACTTCCATGCCTTTGTTGGCATCTGTTCGCGCAATTATGCCAGCGCTTCAAGGTGGCTAGGTTGGTTTCTATCGCCAATTGGTCAATGGTGGTATGCGCGCAAGCCGCTGCCTGGGCCATACAATGAGGTTATGCAAGGCGCGCTTGAATACCTGGAGCTAAATAAGCGCGCGCCAGATACCATGGCAGTCGAAAACAACGGCTCTTTTGGCGTCAAGTATGGAACGCCAGCGCTGCAAATCATGCGCACCATTGCGTTGCGGAACCTTGGTTACAACCCAGACACAATCAACGATGCGCCATTTGGGCAAATGTATTGGGACATTATCAGCAACAACGAAATGAACGGCGGCAGCCGCATCATTGAGGGCGACCTAGCGGCAGGGCTCCAACAGTTGCACGAGTTGAAACGCAAACGAGAAGAGGCAGCAAATGAATCTAAAAGCTAAAGTTGGGCTAGACACTACGGGTTTTGATGCTGGCTTAAAACGCATGAAGGCGCAAGCGGGCAACTTCATGGCTCAGACATCCAAAAAGATGCAAGGCGGCACCGGCGTTGGTGGGGCTATGGGTAGCGTCATGAAGGGCGGTCTTGTTGGTATGGCGATTGCAAGCGCGCGTGAACTAATAGGTTTAGGAAAAAAAGCTTTTCCAACGGAAGCGGCGGCGCGTATTCGCGATGAATCAAAAAAGATTGGCGTTGATACTGACACTTTTCAAGAACTCGATTATGCCGCTAGGCAAAGCGGCGCCAGCATTGAAGATGTGGGCAAAGCGTTTAAAGCGCTTGCATTGCGCCAGCAAGATGCGATTCGAGGAAATAAAGAATACAGCGAAGCATTTGAGCGCTACGGCGTGACCGTTGAACAACTAAAAGCCAAGGGTCCGCAAGACTTGTTTGCACTGATAGCGCAGCAAGTTGAAAACGG